TCCAATGTTAGCTTCATCTAGTTATCCGTTAGGGCTATCAGCTACAAACTGGGCTATATTCTTTATTTACCAAAATTTTTTTACCTTTGCAACGTACAAATCGTAAAACAGCAAAACCATTCATTAATATTGGCTCTTCTATAACCTCAAAACCTATATAATCTAACCATTGTAATGTCTTTGCATGGTCAGCAGGTACTACATTTTCTAGTTGATAATACTTGTTTTGAAAATAATCTACTACTGGTACACACCATTTAAGAAACTTTCTTTGTATTTTATATATATCATATGTGCCTAATGCCCATATTTTACCTATCATATTATCCATAATAGGATTGCAACCAAAGATAAATGCAGGTTGTCCATCAACTAACACAGTGAAACTTTCACTATTTGGTTCTCTTATACCTGCCATCAAAGCACGGAAAGGTGTAGATCCATGTATCATGCACTCACGAACATCTGCATCTCGCATATTGTTTTGTAGATAGTTTAAATGTTTTATATGTGATTTGACTATAGGGTATCCATCATAGATACCCTCGCCATTAAATTCTCTTGAAGCCATCAGTTACTTCTTGAACATATGCTTTATCTCTTCTTGCAGGATCATAATATCTTGGATCTTGCATCTTAGTCATAAGATCTTCAATAGTAACTTTAGATGGTGATGATGCTTGAGCATTAGGTGTAGCTTGTTGCATAGACCTTTGTATAAGTTCTAATGCTTTAATACCTTCTGCACTTGTGCCAAGTTCTGCAACAGCATCTCGAAGATCTTCAGGAAAAAACTTATTAACGAATAACTGTGTAGCCTCTACTCTTGCATTTGCATTATCACCTAAATCTTTTTTTACTTGCTCAAGATCAGGTTGATTACTACCAGTATGCTCTGCCCATTTAGTAATACCTTCATTAAACTCTTCTTGTGATAAACCATTATCCCAAGAATAATCTGCCCACCATTTGAGTAAAGGATTAGTTGCGGCTTCACCTTCATCAAGTATCTCAGGTATTTGATAGTCACCTGCACTAGCAGGTCTATTAGCATATGCTTCTGTTTCTAACTCTTGTAAAACATTAGCCTTTATATCTTCTTCTTTCTTTCCCTTCCATGACTCTAACTCTGAATATGATTTAGCCATATCTTCCCATGAACCAAACTTTTCAGGCAAGCCTTCAGGTCTAGTTGGTTCAGCTACAGACTCAGTAGTTGTGGGAGGTACACTAGCTTCTGTTGGAGTTTCTGTAGCTGATTCTGTTGATGTTGTTTGTTCTTCACTCATTTCTTTATCCTTTGTGCATGATTGATTCTCTTAACTATTAAAGCCACTAAGTATCGTTGCCCTTCCAAATGCCTCAACTCTGCATCTGAAATATTTGCACCACTGACTGCCTCGACAGTTATTGACTTTAAATACTGTAGCATCTCCAAACCATTTGGAGTTTTGAATACTGATTCTATTACTTTGGAAATTTGTTCGTCTTGTTCTTTGGGTCTAGGGTATCCATCAACCCCCAAGTGTTGAGGCATTTGGTAGTTCTCCTTGTTGTTGCATCTGTTGCATCTGCTGTGCCATCTGTACTAACTGCTGTCTTTCATCTGCATCTCTAATTAAATTATCAGGCACACCAAACTTCTTTGCTAAATAGAGTGCAGTTTCTTCTGATGATATCAAAATATTTAATATCTCAGGACCGAATGATCCTGCCACAGTTTGTAGAAATCTATTCAGTGACACAATATCCTGATTGGATTGTGCTTGTGCTAGGGGAGAAACACTACGAATCTTTACTTCTCTACCATTAACTGTCGGCATTTCTATCCGACCCTGCTTCTGTAATATGTAGACAACTCTTTGTAATAGTGGTTGCACCATCTCAGATTGCAGTCTGCCAAATGCTGATCCTATCTTACGAGATAGATCTGCCATACGTTCTGCAACCTCTGTAGCTGATGCAGGTGTTTTATTAGGATCACCTAACATATCATTATACAAAGCTCTCTTTATATTATTCCTCATATCGTTTAAAATTAGATTAGCTACATCAAAAGAACCTGCCGCTCTAATAGGTTGCAAACCTTGAGAGTTTGGTGCTTTAGGAATGACAGTTCCGGGAACTAGGTTGATTGTATCAACATTAATAACACCATCATCATCAATTTGATAAATACCTGATATAGCCATCTGTGCATTTTCTAAAATCATTTCTATAGTAAGATTACAAGTTTTGATTGCACTAAGTGCATTTAATGCAGGACCTCTGCCATATATTTCGCCACTAGCTTTGCTCCATCTAAATGCAATAAATGGATTAGACCCTACACCTTTATATGTTTCAGCCATAATCATTTCTTTATGACCTTGATCTATGACATAATATCCATACTTTTCCTCATTAGGATCATCATATAATCTACATGATACTTCTAATATTTTTGTTTTGCCATCAGGATTTCTAGTAATGTTTTCTAACATTCTTGGTGTAAACACACCATTAGGATATGCAACAATAAGATCTTCGTTCTTAATATCTCTTTCACGATACACATGATCTACTTTACCATCAGGTCCAGTATCTAATACTACATGAGGTAATGGTATTGATTGAAATCTAATAGGATTAACTGCATCACCTTCCATTACACAAAGGACAGCAGTACCAAGTGCCAAATCTATAAAACATTCATGTATCTCTTGTGCAAAGTTTGAGGTCTGTAATACTTCAAATACATAATCTGTCACTGTATCGAGTGCATTATTAACGTCATCTTTTTCATCTTCAGGAACTTCTTGACCAGTAACAAAGTCTGCCCATCTAGCAAAGTTTGGTGTCAGTCCAGACTGTAATCTTGATGCAAACTCTTGAATACCTACAACTGCTGTTTCATCAAATATTCTGTCATCTCTTCTTTCGCCTATAGTAACAGTCTTAAAACCTTGACGTTGTGGCAAACAGAAATCAAATATTTCATCATAAACATCTTCAAAATGCAACCTATGAGCCTTTGCTTTCTCATAGTTTTGAAGTAATTTTTCTACAGTTTTTTCGTGCATTACATATCGTATTCGTTATAGAAACCTATGCCACCACCTGAGCCTCGTAGCAATGATCTTCTACCAGTACCCTTTCTTTTTGCTGTTACATTTTGTTCAAGTACATCTTGTCTAGCATCTGCTCTTTTTGCTGTTTCTACTTCTTTTTCAGCTTCTCTTTCGAGTTCTGCTTCTTTCTCTTCCTTTGTTGGAGGAGGAGGACTTGATCGACCACTAGGTAAACACATTAGGATCTCCTTACATTCTTGCCCATAAGCCTACTCGTCTTTGTTGTTTAGGTCTGCGATTAAAGACATCATAATCTACTCTAGCATTAAATGTTTCTATCTTTTTATTCATGCCTAGTACCTGCCTTCCCTCACCT